CTTCTTTTAAATAATATTTAAATTTAATTATATCATCATCATTCCAATAGTTAGGATATATATAATCTTTTTTAGAACTATTAAACATCTCTTTATTTATTTATGAGAAATTTTTTTTATATAATTCTTTTAATTTGTCTTTTGTTAAATTTAATTGATTTTTATTTTTAAATTGTCCAGTAGAATATAAATCATTTATCATTTGTTTTTTTGTTATTTTTTTATTTAATTCAAATAATTCTGGTTTTTTTTCTGGTTTTTTATCTTCTATCATTGGTATTTTTTTTGCTTTTTTTTCTGGTTTTTTATCTTCTATCATTAGAATAGTATCTGCCATAGAAAGATTATCATCAAATAAATCATTTGTCATTTCTATATCCGTATTAATTGTTGGCGTTAGGTCATCATATTTAACTGTTGAAGCATAATCAAATAAATCAGTTCTAATATCATTATTCATATCTTTTTCTAATTGTGATTTTTTCTTCATTTCTTCCTCTCGTTTTATTTTTAAATCTTCAATGAAATTAAAATCATCTTTCTGTTTATTAATATCTTCTGTTCGCATTCTTTCAGCGACATAATTCGCTTCATCTAAAATTGGTTGTTGATAAGTCATATATTGATAATATTTTTGTAATTCTGTCGGTTCTGTTGGTAATTTCTTTTTATATTTATCAATCATTGGTTTATAATCTCGTTGTTTCTTTAATAAATTATAATCGCTAATATCTCCGTTATTTAATGGGTTTCTATACATTTTTAATAATATCTACTAAATAATTAGAAAATTAAATGAATAATCTTTATTATGATTATATAGGGGCAAAAGGTAATTATGAAATTATTGATTATATTGATAATACTTCTAATATCCTTGATACTAAAATAAATAATTTAGATATTAAATATAATAATTTAATTAATACATCAAATACAATTGATTATGTTGATGGTTCTTTAATTAATGTTAATAATACATATATTTATAATAATAATCAATATGGCGAAATAAGATTTAAAACACAAATTAATGATAATCATTATGTAAAAGTTGGAAGAGATGGTAAATTATATTTATGGATTACATATAATATTATAAGACCTGAAATTTTAGAGGGTTGGTATGAAGTAAGTGATATATTAGCAGATTATTTTTTTAATTTAGCAATTATTAATTTTACATTAACAGGATATGGTGGAGATTTAGCATATTTACAACAACAAATAACAACAATTAATATACAAATATTATCAATTACAGATGCTATATATATTCATACAGTCCAAATAAATAAATTAATAGAATTACAAGAGGCATCATTAGTAGATGAATTATTAAACTCAACTGTTTTAGACCCATTAACAATATATCAACAAATAACAGCAAGAGGTATTAATTCAATTTCAAGAATAAGCACCAGCACAGCATCATTAATAGGATTAGGGGGATTAGGATTATTGGGATGGATAGCATCAGGAACATATGGTTATTATTCGCAATTATTAGAAGAAAAAAGAGAAAAATTATTAAGATTAAATAATATTTATGGTGAATTATTAACAAATTCAGGAACAACAAATTTAAATATTCCTGATGTTAATAATCCTGGAAAAACACTAAAAGAAAGTTTATATCAATATATATATAATACTTTATCTACTTTAAATAATGATGTAATATTATATGAAACAAATAAAATAAATTCATTAGGTTTTATTAATACTAATATTACAACAGCACAAACAATACAAAAAATAAATACAAATGAAATAACTTTAAATGGAGAAAATTTAATAACCAAATTGGGAAATTATCTATTAAAAGAAGGTGGAACTATGACTGGACGAATAAATATGAATACTGGTTTATATGGAATTCCTACCCCTGTTTATTCAACTGGTGATAGGATTACATTAAATCCATCTTCTTCTCCTTCCACTTATCCTTATTCAATTGGTATTGATACTAATAATTTTTGGTGTTGTGTTCCTAATGGTGCGTCTTATAATTGGTATGTTGATAATGTTTCTAAATTATCATTATCATCAACATCTTTAACAGTTAATAATAATATTAATATTACATCAAGCGGAACGAATAAATTAATTTTTGATAATGTATTTAATAATAACAAAATTCAATTAAATAGCACTAATGGAATAGGTGTTGATACATCTGGTATTATTATTTGTTCTTCTGGTGCTGTTAGGTTTGCTAATTCAACAGGTTCAATTATTAATGCGACCATTACACCAGCAGGTGATTTCACTTTTTTAGGAACTGTTTATTCTGGTGCTGTTTCAACAAGTGGTTCAATTGTAGCATCAAGTTTAGCATTAGGAACAACAGGTGATATTACAACAGTAAGAAACATAACAGCATCAGGTTTAGTAAAAGCGAATTCTTTTACAGAAAATAATATTTCATTAGCATCTAAATATTTAAAATTAGATGGAAATAATGCGATGGCATTAAACGCAAATATCGCATTATCAGGCACAGGAGGATTTATTGGTGATGGTTCTGGATTAACTGGTCTTAATTATAATAATATTGCTTATAATGCTTTATCATTTCAAACTCCTTTATCTAAAAATGCCCTAAATCAGGTAAGTATTGATTTAAGCACTTATTCTCCTACAAGTGTTAATGATACACGATATTTAAGATTAAATGGCGCGAATGATATGGCGAATACATTAAATATACGAATATTAAATCAATACGCGATTGATATTCAAACAACTGACAGCACTGCTCCTAATTGTATAGCATTTAAAAATAATACTACTTCATATGGTTTTATTGGTCTTCCAGGAACTACTTATTCAGGTAATTATGCCAATAATTTATTCTTACAATCAACCAACGCTATTATTTTTAATAGTGGAAGCATAACATCAACCGGAACGCCAAGAATGATTATTATGACAGGTGGAAATATTGGTATAGGAACTACAAATGCTCTCCAAAAATTTCACATTCAAGGAGGAGCAACAACAGCAATGATAAGAATTGAAACAAATACAGATGCTGAAAATCAAACGACAGGGATTGAATTCGGCATTCCATCTTTTACATCAATTAAATCTGCCAAAATAACCTCGACATCCCTTACAGGTAATAAAAGTGATTTAAAATTTTATACTCGTAATGGAACTGCTGTTGATGCTTTTAATTTTATGACATTGTCATCTGGTGGGGATTTAGTAATAGGAGGTGTTAATGGTGTTAATTTAGCAACAACAGAAAACAGAATAACAACTGGTGGTTCTACTTTATGCGGTGTTTTTGGTGGTGATACTTTATTAAGTAGTTATTGGGGTGTTGCTGTTAATTTAAATTTTGGAGGCTTTGGCGATGGTGGGGGTAGTGCTGGTAATACAAAAATTCCAGGGACTTCATCATTTACAATTAATACAAGAACTAGCGGACTTTCAAGCGGTTTTGATAAAACTTTATTTACTGTTAGAAATTCTGGTAATGTTGGTATTGGAACTACTGACCCACAAAATAAACTACAAGTTGAAAACGGAAATTTTAGGGTATATAATGGAGCAGGGCAAATAAGAGGGGTTTCATCTTATGCCAATATCGCCACAAGTATGGCAACAGGTAGTTTAACAATTGGAGATACATCTAAAAATTTCGGTGGTAGTTCTGGTTGGAATGCTAATACTGCGGGACTACTTATGGAATGCGATAATAATACGGAAATAGCAGTCCACGACAATGCGACGCGTATCGCTTCATTTATGTATTATGCTGGTGGTGGAACAAATCAATTTTATATCGGTCGTGATATGGGATGGGGAGCAATATCACAGGTTAATTTTTATGGTAATATCCAGATTGCTAATTCATTAACAAATAAATTAATTTTTGATGATTTCACAAATACCACAAAAATACAATTATTTACTGGTTATAGTTTTGGTATTAATGCTTCCACATTAAGATATGATAGTGCTGGTGTTCATAAGTTTAATACGAATAATAACCAAACTTTTATCATTGATGCTGATGGAAACACGAGAGCAACAGGAAATATGGTAGCGTCAGGAAATAGCACAGCAAATCGTTATTATTGCTCCGCTTCTACTTTGCTTTTTACAAGTATATTAGCACAAGGTAATACTTATTATGGTTGGTTTCTTGGATTAAATGGTTATTGGTATACAGGATATTCATATTTAACCATTTCAGCATCCGTTAATATGGCAGGTTCTGGAAATATTTTTTGTTGGAATGGTAGGGTTTATTTAAGTGCTTCTGGTGGATTATTAACAAATGGCGGAGTTTTACAAATTACAACTGATTATAGAAACCCTGTCTCCGGTGATAATGCTATAAATGTTGAAGAAAGATGGGATAATTGGGGAAATAATTTTTTACGATTTTATGGAACTAATTTAAATGCTGGTGTTTTGACAATTAAAGTCTATGGTTAAAATAAAGATGGATGAGACAATTATTTATGAACCTAATCTAATATTATTAAGAAGCACAAGAGACCAATTATTAGACAAAAGCGATAAATACTTATTACCAGACTTTCCAATAACTCACGAGAATTTAATAAAAATTAAAGAATACCGCCAACAATTACGAGATTTCAGCAATAACAATTTTATTATTCCGGACTTTCCTTTTTAAGATTTTTTTTTCTCATTTCTAAATAGATTATTAGAGAAGATGGAGGACATTGAAAATGAAATACAAAAAATAGAGTATGAAATAGAAATATTAAATAGAAATAATGATGAAGAAACACAAACAATTAAAGAAGAAGAAGAAGAACCAAAAAAGAAAAATAAAAGAGGACAAACACGCGAAAGAATGATGGAATTACATAGAATTCGTAGCGAAAAAGCACAACAACGACGACAAGAAAAAGAAGAATTAAAATTAAAAGAACAAGAAGTAAATAAAATTAAAAAGGAAAAGATTGATTATGAATATGAAGAAGCACAGAAACTAAAAGAAGCATTAGAAGCAAAAAAACAAAAGAAACCAGAAGAAATAATTAAATATGAAAAAGAAAAAGAAGTAAAACAATTATATAAAACTGCTTCTCGTGATATTCTTAAAGAAAAGTATTTAGAAGAAGCAAAAAGACGAGTAATGCTTGATTTATTTTCATAATTATTAATAGAAATAAAATGAATATTAACGAAATTGAGATAAATAGTTTTAAAAATAAAATATCTAATTCTAAATTAGATTACCCCAAGAGCGATAATGATGATTTATTTAATCTATTTTTTAATTTTATGGGAGTTGCTTCTCGCGGTGGTGGAAAAACTTATTCTACTGTAAAAATTATAAAAGAATATGAAAATTCTAAAATGATTTCAGGACAGGGAGAACATAAAATAAGAACTATCTTAATTTCTCCTACTTATGATGCTAATAAAAATCTTTGGGGTAATTTAAAATCATTAAATGAAAATGATATTTATGAGGAATATAGCGAAGCAATTTTAAAAAATATTATTGATGATATTAAACAGATAATAGATGAAGTTGATATTTATAATAAGTATGTTTATTATTATGATTTAATTGATAAAACTCCAAAAAATGAAATTCAAGCATTATTAAAATCTAATCCTGAAATATCATTTATTTTAAAAAAATTTAATTATGAAAGTCCGGTAAAAGTTAAGAAATATTTTAGATATACAACAAAACCAATAACATTTTTAATTTTAGATGATATAATGGGGTCTTCCGCTCTTAATCGTAAAAGCGAAAATCTCTTAAAATATTGGTTAATTAAAAATCGTCATATATTCACAAGTTTTTTTATTTTAGTCCAATCAATGAAATCAGTCCCCAAAGATATGCGTCTTAATTGTAATCTCTTTTTTTTAGGAAAGTTCAGTAATAAAAAAGCAATTCTTGAAGATTTATATCAAGAAGTTTCATCAATTTTAACGGAGGTTCAATTTGAAAATTTATATGATAAGGCAATTAATGATAATCAACACGGAGCATTAATTATAGATTTAACAGGTTCTAAAAAAAGATTTTATAATAATCTTGAAAAAGAACTTATTATATAAAAAATTATTTTCTTATCATAAATTAGAATAATTTTAATGGAGCAAATTCAAGGATTTCCCAAGAACTTGGCATATAACCTTAAACGCTTACAATCAACAATTATAAAAACACGCATATCACAACCGTTTGATAAAACTGAATATCTTGCTAATGAAAGAGCAATTGTTAATTTTCCTAATCGTATGTTTGATTGTCGTTCTGTTTCTCTTACTGCTAAATGTGTTTCTGGAACTAATTGTCATTTTAGTCGTGGTGGATTAAATACCTTAATAGAAAATTTACAAATTACATTAAATTCAAGACCAATTCAATCTACTCAATATTATAACCTGATATTCCAGACATTAGCAGATGTTTCTGGGTATTATTCACCAGAACAAGAAGGAAAACGCATATATGAAAATTTTAATCCTTCTGTAAGTTATGATAAGGAAATTGGAGAAGGAACTACAACAATTGCTTTAAATACTACAAGCACTACTGCTGAAACTAAATATTTTACAGTTAATAATTTTATTGGATTTTTTTCTTGTAGTGCTTCTACATTAGACCTAAATAATCTTGGAAATTTACAATTAATTTTAACAATGGCACCTGATACAGTTCAATGGATAGGACAATCAACAACTGCTGGTGCTCCAAATGCTATTAATTCATATAAAGTTCAAAATTTAACATTATGGATGGACGCTATAACTTTTACCTCCTCATTATATCAAGATTTAATCAAATCACAACTTGAAGGAAATGGTCTTAATATTGCTTATAATGATTATTTAGTTTCTGTTAATTCTATTCAAACAAAATCTTCATCTGGTTTTACTGCTAATGCTCAATTTAATACTAATTCATTAGATGCTTGTTATGCTATTTTTAGACCTGAATTATATGCTAATATTAATCCTTTAATTCTTGGTGATGCTACTATAAATGCTACATCAGGAGCAAATGTAAAGGGATGTTCTAAATCTTTTGAACAAGTAATAGCAGACCCAGTAACAAACGCAGGACAGAATGGTGCGTTTAATCAATCAAGATACTTCCAAAGAGATGGTGCTGGTATTACTAGTTCATCCTGGTATGTAAATTCGCAACCATTAGTAATAAATGACACCAATATTGCTATCTGGAATAATTTACTAAACACGCTTGATTATGCTAATATTGATATTGCGAGTGGTGGATTTCATAAAGGAGCATTATCAACACATCATTATAATAAGTTCTATTTTGTTGATGCTATAAGTTTAGAAAATATATCCGGAGATGGTAATAATTGGGTCTCAGGATTGTCATCTAGTGGAACTGTTTTAAATATTTCATATACAGCAAAATTTGATACAGTTGCTACAAAAGTTTATCCTTATATAATTGGTAAAGTTTCCAAAGTAATGAATGTTAAAATAGGGCGAAATATTGATATAATGGAATAAAAACCTTACCAGAATTTTTTTATTAATTTAATTAAATTATTTTTATATTTTTATTTAATAGAATAAAATGAGTGATATTAAAATTTATAAATCATATATTGTAAAACAATTAAAACAAATATTAAAAGAATTTTTAATAGAGAAAGAAATTAAACCAGATTTTCGCATAACTAAATTAAAAAAAGCAGAAGTCATAAGCAAATTAATAGAAAATAATTATGATATTAATAATCTTCCTGAACGAATACAATCATTAAGAAGTAAAACAGTTAAAACAACAGTTAAACAATATACAGACGAAGAACAAGAACAATTTTTAAATAAAGGTTATGAAGTAATTGACCCATTAAAAGCAAAAGGAGAATATTTTAATATTAAAACAGGACAAAGAGAATTAGTTAAATTATTAGCACATCAAGAAAAGTTTTTAAGAAAATTTTTTTTATCTGGTGTATCTGGTTCTATTGTATTTCACGGTGTAGGCACTGGAAAATCTTTAACTGCTTCTGTCGCTACTCATTATTATTTATCATTAAATCCTAATGGAAATGTGGTGTTTATTTCTCCTCCTGCTTTAATTCTTAATTTCGTAAATGCTTTAAGACAATATGGATTAGATGAAAAAGATAAACGCATTTCTTATTATACTTTTGAAAAATTCACACGAAATCCAAATATAAGTAAAGATAAACCAACATTATTTATTATAGATGAAGCTCATTTATTAAGAACTGAAATAAAAACATCTACACAAACAAATGAAGAAAATGAAAAATCTATATTTGTAGAACAAAATAAACGAGGTTATGCTATATTGGAAGCAATTAAAAAAACTGATAAATGTATATTATTAACAGGAACACCATTTATAAATAAAATTTATGATATTGAAAATCTATTATCTATGGTAGTTAAAAAAGACCCATTAGACCCTGAAATTTTCGCACAAATGATTACAAATACAGAAAATCGTTTAGATTATTTTAAATATAAAATTAGTCATTATGAAAATAAGGCTGGTAGTGAATTTTTCCCTGAAAAAATTGAAAAATATGTTCCTTTTATTATGAATGAAGAACAATTAAAAAGATATGAAGATTTTGAAAGAGGTAATATAGATGTTTTAACAAATCCAGATTTAGAAAATATAAATTTTGAAGGAGCAAAAGATGATAAAAGTTTTACAAGTTTTCATAATGGAACTCGTCAATATTCTAATGTTCTTAATTATAAAAAAATAGCATTCATAATTGATAGAATTAAAAAAAAAGAAACAACAGGAAAATTTATTATTTATACAACTTTTATTGATAATGGTTTAAGAATTATAAGAGAATATTTAGATAAAAATGATATTAGTTATGCTATTATTAGTGGTAATGAAAATATAAAACAAAAAGAAGAAAGCAAAAATAAATATAATTCAGGTCAGGTTGATGTTTTATTAATAACCAAAGCAGGAACAGAAGGAATTGACACAATCGCAACAGAAGCAATTTTTATTTATGAAGGTAGTAGTTGGAATGAACCATTAGTGGAACAAGCGGTCGCTCGTGCTATTCGTTTTAAGTCTCATTATCATTTACCAAAAGAACAACAAAAGGTTTTTGTTTATCGTTTATTAGTAATTAAAGATAGTGATAAAGAAGTTATAGATAAAGTTAATAATAATGATATTTATAGTTATAGAACAGAATTAAAAAAATATAGAGATATTGATGATAAAATTAAAAAGAGTAAAGCAGAAATAACAAAAGAAACTAATAAAATAGATTTTGAAAAAGAAGAATATAAAAAATTATCACCAGAAGAAAAGAAACAATATTTAGAAAAGGTTAAATATGAGCGTTATAAGGTCAATAAAGATATTAATGATTTATTTAAAAAAATGCCAAGTGTTGAAGCAAAATTAACTATTATGAGTTTAGCAAAAAAGGAACAAGTTTTAGAATTTATTAATGAATTAGATACACACATTCAACAATTAGAAGATTACCAAACACCATTTGAAAAAGATATATCATTAAAAAAATTAGATGGTATGACTGAAAAAGAAATTTTGGATTTACAAAGAAAATATATAAACGAACAAAAAGAGAATATTTTTAAATTAGTATCAAGCGATAAATTACAAAAATTATTAAGTGATTATGAAAGACGAAATAATTTATTTGATTTAAAAATGGATGTAGCACGACGACTACAAGCATATTTTACACCTGATAAAGTAATTAAACAAATGCTTGAATATTCTAAAAAAATTAATGAATTTAAAAAATTAGATATTTTAGAACCTACGGCAGGAATTGGAAATATTCCAGTTTATATAATGAAAAATTTTAAGGGAGATTATAAAATTAATATGGTTGAAATTGATGATAGAAATAGAACTGTTTTAGAAGATTTGGTAAAAACAGCACCTGATATATTAAATCTTTATAATGAAAGTAAAAACTTTTTAAGATTTATTAATCCTATTCAATATGATTTTATTATTATGAACCCTCCTTTTCATTTAAGAAAATCATCATTTACATATCTTAATAGAGATTATTATGATATTGATTTTGTTAAAAGGGCGTTTTATATGCTTAAAAAAGGCGGTGAATTAGTAGCATTAGTAAGTGAAGTAAAAGAAAGTAATAAAAAATGGTTAAAAGAAAATGGAGCAGATATAATTAATATTAATGTTAAAAATTGGACTGATACAAGCAAAAAAACAAAAGAAGAAAAAAAGGCAACAACAATTGCTAATATTAATTTATCTATTATTATAATGAATAAGAAAAATGATATAGGATTAAAAGAAATGAATATGGAAATAGACCCAGATTTATCACCATTAGAAGAAAAAAAGGCGATTGATTATAATGATGGGGTTGGAGCAATCGCAAAAGAAAATAAAAAGGAATTACCACAAGAAATAAAGGATGCTATTGAATATATGAAAAAACCATTTACAGAAGTAAGAAGAGAAACAAAATTAAGAAGTAATGATAAAATAATTGAATATTTTAAAATAAATACTCTTAAAGATTATAAGAAATTTCAGGAAGATTATCCAAATATAACATTACAAAATTTACCTTTTTTACAAGAAAAACCACAAAAAAAAGAAGAAAAATATTTAATTGTTGATGATAAAAAATATAAAGAAATAATTGCTGGATGGTTATATGAAAATGAAAATGGTAAAAAATATGAAAAAATTAATATTGGTTCTTCTGGTAAATTTGAAATGAGACCAGCAAGAATATAATTATTTACGCTTCTTTTTATAAAATTTTCTTAATACATTTAATTCCCAAAATAAATTTTGTATCTTATCATAATTTTCTTCTTTTTTTGCTTGTTGTAATTTTAAACAATATTCTTTTTCAACTTCTTCTATTGTTTTCATTATTCTATATTTAGCGGAGAAAATAATTATTTTATTTTTCTATACATTCATTACATAATTTTTTACCTTTTTTAAAATCAAAGTATTCATTACATTTTTTACATATACGAATAGGATAAATTTTTTTATCATCATCTTTTAAACAATAAATATTACTTTTTAGATGATAATATATACCACCTTTATCAAAATTTATCATTTTACATTCATCTTCACTAATAATTATATTATCCATTATATATATATATATATTAAATTATTTTATGTATTTTAAACCACCAATACGAATAATATATTTCCCAAGATATGAATACACCTAAAAAGAATTTATAAAAAATTTCTTGTTTCATCCTTATTATATTCTTATATTAATAGAAGATGTTTTATTATCCATATCCAGCAAATAATGGGAAACATAAATATTATATAATTGTTCCTCCAAATAGAAAAGTATTTTTTGGTTTATATGGAGCGAGTGATTACACAATCCATAAGGATAATGAAAGAAAATTAAGATATATTAAGAGGCATCAAGAGCGTGAAAATTGGGGTAAATCTGGAATAAATACCGCTGGGTTCTGGTCTCGTTGGTTATTATGGAATTTATCAACTATTGAGGCAAGTTATAGAGATATAAAAAAAAGATTTCTTTAATCATTATAAATATTAAAAATATTATTTTGTTCATCATCTTCATCAATAAATTTACACGGTTTATTATTATTTTTTTTATAACAATCAATACATATTGTTCTTCTTGGGATATATTCAATTACTTTTTTACAATCTTGACAATTGCGGACACTTAATACTTTTGGAATATATTTTTTTGTATTTTCTATTTGATAAACTTCTTTTTTATTTTGTTTTACAATTTGATTTTTTCTTTCCATATCTATTTTTTATAAAGATTTTATTTTTTTTATTAAAAATTTCTGGTAAGGATTTTATATAATTATTTTAAAATTTCTTATCATATTTTTCAATTATTTTTATAAATTATTTTTAGATGTTAAAATTTCTGGTGGGAAATTTAAAAATAATTTTATGAAATCACACCACAAGAAGATTTGTGAGCGTTTCAATGTGAAGGCGAAAAAGAATTTTTCGCGATACGGTGCGGTTAGGAATGTATCCTTTTTTT